GCGGCATCTAGCTTTTGAAATATCTTTCCAGCGTCAGATAGAATTGCTGTGACTTGGTCATTCTCTGATTGTGTGAGTGTAGCTTTGCCTGATACGTCTTGATAGACTGCACTTGTCATCCAAACGTTTGGTGTCTTTGTGAGTGTGCTTAGAATGTCTTTACCAAAGACTGCTGACATTGATTCAAACGTATCACCTTCGTAAATTGTATGCCAGACAATACCAATCTTTGCTCTTTTGATATCTTTAGCAAGTTCACTTTCTGATGGTACTGCATAGACTAACGTGTTTGGATGAAACGTAACATACGATTCGCCATCAATTGTTTCTGTCTTCAAGTCTGCTTGTGTGAATAGCAAGTCGCCTTGAATGACACCTTTGATGTTGATCTTAGGCAAATACATCAAACATGCTTTGAGTTTGTCTGCTAAATCACCAGATGTGTCCGCATCAACTTCTGCTGGTGTTTTGTATACTTTGGGATTTTTATTGAAGACACCCTTCTTCGCAACAAAGAATTTGCCGTCTGTTGGGTCTTGTCCTGCAAAGACTGCTGGCGCACCATCCCACTTGACTGAAATGTCAACTTTGCTTTTGGAGTGTCCAGCAAGCATGTCACGCACCGCTCTGAGTGCGTTTATGCTATCTCTAGTTCCGTCAACACCACCATTGAGAACATCGTCTTCCGCATGTTCCATGTGAGTGTTTTTCTTCTCAATAAGATATTCTTTAAATTTAAACATAATAGGTCTGTCGTTGCTATAGACCTATTTATAATTATCTTCGCATCAATGCTTGATCTTTTGCGTCATCATCAGAGAAAATAGGAACTGCATTGCTTTTGTGTAACGTGCCGATACCAATCATTTTGTCGCCAGTGTAAACTTTGCCATAAACAGGCTTAGTACAACTGTCGCCAAATGTAGCTAAACTGGGATACTTTACAGTTTCACGAATGTTTGCTTTTGGGGGCGTGTATGCTTCTACTGTCTTAGGCTTTTTGAAACCTTTAGAAAATGAAGTTGTTGGCAAGTTATTCAGCCATTGTTGATACTCTGCAACTTTCTTTGCGGGAGTTTTTTTCTTCTTTGATTTTTGATATGTGTAAATCAGCATAATTTATCTACATTCTGTCCAGGACGATTCATTCTAATATTCATTTCAATTCGTGCTTGTTCTGACACTTCACGTATTTGTTTATTTCTGCGTTCTTCTAGCCGTAACTCATCAAGCCTGCGTTCTGCATTTTTGATTTGCATGTTACGATATATCTCGTTATTATACTCTGAAATTCTATTGACACTCATCATTTGAACACCAAGAATGCTAACATAATACTTTGAAAGAAAAATCCAATGCCGTTTGAAAGCATGTATAACTTATCTTTCATTATAGCAGACCGAATAAAGAATAGCAACAGCCCTGACCAAATAAGTACAACCATACTTAATGGCGGCAATACAGTTGGCTGACCTTGAATTGCTAAGTACGTTACTGGTACTGTAGAGCCATGAATTAAAATCAATCCGATCCAACCGCAGATTTCTCCAAACTGACGTACAATCCAATTATACCATTCTGTAACTTTTATCATTTCAAATTTCTTTTTTAAGTAGTTTAAAGGTAGGTCTAAATTTTTGATAGAGTCCGACTTCACGTCCATATGCTTCAATCTCCCATAGTGATTCCCAATATTCATCGCCTTGGTATTGTTCTCGTTGGAACGTTACCATGTTTCCTTTTTCATGGAATTTTAATTCACCTTTAGCGTATTGCTTTACGTGAACCATCTCATGTGCAAGGCATTGTAAAACACGCTTGCCAAGTTTACTCCATTCAAGATTAATTACAAATTTTTTGTTGCTAGGCAATCCAAGACAATCATCTTTTGCAAATGCTTCGCCAAGCACTTTACTTTTCTTGTAAAAATCTTTTATGATGTTTATATCAATTTCTAACGAATCCGACAATCGTTCACTCATCAGACGACTAGCATAAAAATGCGTAGCCAACTTTAAAATCTTTCTTTCTTTCGGTGTCAAGGTTATCCCTTTTGCCCTGAGAATGAGTTTCATGTCGTATCCTTTTCTTAACAATATCTATTATAGTACAGTTATGGTATCTTGTCAAGGGATATTTAGGGAAGAGGATATATTTCACATTATGAAATTAAACCTTTAGATTACCGAAATCTCGGTTTTTCTGCATTCGTTTGCCGAAACCAGACTTATCGAATACGGGTTTATCATATTCAATCTGCCCACTATCAGAAATGTTAGTTTGCGCTGACTCTTCTGCATCATACAGTTTCATTTTTGCTCTGTCAACACCAATCACAAAACGCTTGTTTGTTGTTGGATCGCTGTAACGATTCTTTAACTGCTTGACCATGATCTGATTTAAGTCTGCAAGTTCATCGGTTGAAATCAAAGCAAACATTAAGTCTGCTGTTGCTGGCAGACCAAACGATTCTGAAGTATCTTCAAGACCAACGTCTGAGTTTGTGAAACCACTTCTCGTTGTTTGTGTGGCTGATACGACAGGCACTTTATGTTCAACTGCAAGCCCACGCAATTCTTCTGCAATTGCTTTAATGTATGTGTAGGAGTTAATAGAAGAACCCATCTTCATACGTGATGAAGAACAGATGTTCAGATAGTCAATGTAGATGATATCAGGAATGAATTGACGTTTCAATTTCAACTCATTCAACAAATGTGCAAAGTGATTTACGTTTGCACTAGCGGTTGGATATTCTTTGATGATTAGTTTACCTTTAGTTTTCTCACGTAGAGTTTCAACTTTCTTCAAGTATACATCTTTAGGCATACCAATCAATCTATCCAATTCAACATTCATCAAGTTAGCATCAATGCGTTCTGCAATACGTTCTTCAGCCATTTCCATTGTGATGTAGAGAACGTTCTTACCCATCGTTAGATTGGCTGCCGCACAATGACACATGAACAAAGATTTACCAACACCAGTACCAGCAAGAACAATGTTCAAAGATTTTTCTGCAAGCCCACCTTTAGTGATTCTATTCAGATAGTCAAGGTCAAATGGGATTCGTCTTTCAACTTTATGATAGAAGTCATATCGTGTTTCTGCGTCATCAATAAAATCGTGACCAATGTGATTATCAAAAGAAACTGAAAGCGCATCTGCTAGAATTTTAGGGATTGAACCTTTGTCAAGTTTCTCTGTTTTGCTTTTACCTTTATCATCCAGAATCTGAATACTCTGCATGATACCATTGTAGATAGCTTTTTCTTGGCAGAAATCTTCTGTCGCATCAATTAACCATTTAGTGTCTGACACCTCAGGATCAATTGTAATTGATTTGACAAGCGCAACAGTTTTCTTGTGTTGGTCGTCAGTTAAGTTTACTCTCTTATCAATCTCAATGACCAACGCTTCTTTCGTTGGCATTGTATTGTACTTATTTACATAAGTCTGAATTTCATCAAACAAAAGTTTTTCTGATGATTCTTGAAAATATTCACCTTTAATAAATGGTAATGTTTTTCGTGTATACTCTTCATCCAGTAATAGGTGTTTGAGTATCTTTTGTTCCAAGTTCATTCTTATGCCTTTTCTCTGCTTCGTCTAATGCATGTCTCAGCAAATCATTTAAAATTTCACCAAGTTGTGATTCAAAGGCATTGTTGCCTTGAAGTGCTTTGTGTTCTTCACTTATTATATCATAGTTGAAGCCGATTGAATAGGTTCCGTCAGGATTTTCGTCTTCGGCAAAATTAATTTCACCAAAATGAAATACGGTATCTTTAAAATCTCCAGCAGTAATTTTAATAGTAGCAACAACATCTTTATCTTTGTATCTGATATCGCTTTCGGCGATTTCATAAGTTTCTTCAATCTTCATTTGTCAACTCCAATTCTTCTTCGTCATCAACAACACCTCCAACGGCATCTTGCCCGTACATGAATTCTTTTTTACATGCTTCGTCAATCAAGTCTAGAATTTCTTTAGTGAAATACTTTTCTGGTTCAGCGTTGATGTTCTTGCCAAAGACTTTTACACCATTTGATAACACATATTGAGTAGAGACTTTCTTAATGATATTATATTTTTCTGCAATGTCAAGCAATCCGTAATAACGATCTAAGCCTTTGCTGTATGTAATTTTAATTTCAACAAATTTATTTTCTTTTGTTAGGCGGCTCTTGTGTAATTTTGCTTTAACAATGTTACCAATAACTTCAGTACCATCTTTGTCTTTCTTCTTAGACAGATAAACAATTGTAGATGCTGTGTACTTCAAGCCAGAACCGCCAGACATTTCTTTCATCGGAATGTATGCACCAACAACATCATAAACGTGATTTGTTACAAGCATAGGTACTCCAATCTTAGCAAGTTTCAAATTCAACACACGAAATGCCCCTTTGAGCATTTGACTCTTAGTCATGTCTTTAGTTTCTTTACCTTCAGCAGTATCTTCCATTTCTTTAGTAGAAGATAATTGCCCAAGAGAATCAAGAACCATCATCATTGGCTTGCGTTTTGCTTGTGGTTGTGCAGAATATTTGTCAATGATTTGCAATGCAGTATAGCGAAACTTCTGAATTGTGTCGGGTTCAGATATAACGACACGTTTAGTGTCTACACCACGACTTTCCATCATAGACTTTGTAACTGCGGCTTCAGTATCAAAGTAGATAACACCGCCTTCAGGATTTGCATCAAGAAACTGTTTGATAATACCAAGCACAAAGAAAGTCTTACCAGTTGAAGACTCACCAGCAAATGCTGTCACTTTGTTGTTTGGCACACCACCATAAATGCTACCACTAAGTAACGCATTAAGTGCATAAGAGCCTGTGTCAATGCTACCACTAAACTCAGCCGATGCACCACCATCGGAAAGAATCTTTGTGTCATCATCTTTTAATTGCTCAACTAAATCTGTAAAAAAATTACTCATATCATTTACCTTTCATATTATTAATCACTCTCTGCCTCAATTCTGTGGTAGAGAAACTATGTTTTCTTTTCTTCTTACTCTCTACCTATTATTCTAACACTAATTGAATAGGAAAGCAAGATATCTAACATTTTTTTTGGCACTACCAATTTTTATATTAAATCGTTCTTTGAAAAAACAAAATTAATCACAAATCTTCTATCGGTAATTTTGGGAGAAGAACTCGCATGATATCGATTTGAATCAAATATTATTGCGGTACCTTTTTTGGGTGTTATTCTACGATTCAGCGTCATTTTATTGGGCGCAATTGCTTTATCATTTTCATACTTATAGTGTGTGCCACCAAATTTTTTGTCAAAGTGTGGATCGACAAATTCATCAAATAAAAAAGTATCTCCATCACTATCATTGATATAATACAATATTGTTTTACACCCATCAAGATGAACATCAACATGTGGAATATGGCAAGAATTGTCATCCATATTTAAATTGGTGGGAAACAATAAATTGGTTTTCACTTTCATCAAACGTTTTCTATAATCATTTCCAGTATGGTTTTTTATGTGATATAACATAGAAGTTATGATATTAGTGTATTTTGATACTGGATGGCCATCGTAAAAAAATATGTGACTAAGTTGCCATGTATCGTATATGCCAATTTTATTTTCATAATCATATAGACCTTTACGTAATGTTCCTGAGTAAAGTTTCCATTCAAAAATATCGCTGTTCACTAAGTTTTCAATTTCGTCCTGTAGTTCTTTTGGAATAAAATTTTCAATAACTTGTATATCATTCACATTGAATCCTGATCTCTATGATACATTTCTCTTGCACTAACAACTTCATCCTTATTCATTGGTACAGGACCAACAGTAGTCATATCAACTTTCTTTTTACGTTTTTCTTTTGATGGAATATTAATTTCATATCCACCAGACTTTTCTTCTTTCTCTTTTGCAATTTGTCTTAAAGAAAAATTTCCTGCAATGATAAGTAGAACTGCCATTGGGTCAAACACAATAACCAAAAGAATAATAACAAATCGCACAGACTTATCTAGTATGTTAGAATCAACATCATCATATATCAACGCCGCAATATATTTGATCGGACCAACCTCTGCTTCCACTTTACGAATTTCGGTGGCGATAGGAGCCCTTTCTTCATTAAGAGTTGAAATCCGCTTGTTATATGTTTCGACTTCTTTAAGTATGCGACTACGTTCTGTCTGTTGGGCTTTGCGTAGACTTGCCGCTTTCTCTGCACCCTTTTCGTTTGTTGAACGAACCATAACTTGGTCCACAGCCTCATCCATTTGTTTGAGCGTTTTACGATTAACATCAATATTATCCCTCTCAACTTTAATCTTCTCATCGATCATTGAAATTTTTGCAGATACATCACCACTCACTAGATTTTGATCGTTATGTGCTTTCGAAAGGTATCCGAAAATTCCCAATGATGTAATGAACATTAGAATCATAACTGCTAATGTGAAATAGTATTTCAAGAATCTTGGTGCGACTGACCAGTTCTTATATGCCCATGATGCGGCAATGAGTTTAGAAAACTCAAGCGCACCACCCATGATTGCA